TTCTCGCACATGTTCCAGCATCGCCTCCCACGCTGGACCTTCGGTGGGGAGGTTGGCGTCATCCAGATTGATGATCATGGTGTTCTTCGTTTCGGCGGTCATTATAATCGGGGTGGTTGTGTTGTGTGGCACTGCTGATACGGTGTGGTGGAGGAAATCTGTTTCAATTTTTTTTTTAAATCGGGCAAAAATGATTATCATGAATAAACTTGATTAATTTAGTATTTCAATTTTATCAGCATTTCAATTTTATTATCATTTCAATTTTTATCATGATGTGGGTTTTTTCGGCATATTGAAAAAAAATTGAAACAGATTTCCTGATATACTAAAACCCAGCACCCGACGATAACCCGATGAGCGTGAATCCGAATCTTGAAACCCTGATGAGTCTCGTGGAGGATCTCCAAGACCAAATGCCCGAAGGAAAATACCTGGAAGCGATGAATGCCCTGCGTGATCTGCACCGAAACACGCCCGCCCGCCCCGCCCCCGCTGGTCCCCGCCAAACCCCCGCTGGATATGTGAGACTGACCGCCGAAGAATGGAGAAGATACGAAACGATGCAGATCGCCCGCAATCAGCGTGGATCTCAAAAACCCGAAGTCCAAAAAGTATACGAAGATACGAAATACCTCCGAGATGTGTGCGACGCTCACAATGTGACGATGCTGGACTGGATTGCGATGGATTATGAGGAGAGGATTGACATCATCCACGAAACCCTCCTCAAAATGACGAATGAACGGATGTTTGAATTCCTTCCAAACCCTCCTGCATCGGAATGCCCGTTCATCTCCCGCCACTCTGTGGGAAGATGGGGAAAACCCAGCGACCCGAAAGCAACCTGGTCGTGCGTATGTGGAAGCAGTCATATCCTCTCCAAAAACTGGGAGAAACACGAGGAAAGCGACAAACATAAGGCGTGGGCGGGTGGGAGGCGTGTGACAAAAAACCTGAAGAAAACCATGACGGAAAATCTGTGCCCAGAGGGTAGAAAGAAAGAACTGCTGGGTTGGGAAATCCACTACAACCGCTGGCACTACGCCGACCAGGACGCCAACGAATGGACGAACCCCGAAATGTTCGCTCAAAACATCCCGCCACCCAATCCCCAGACAAAATGGGTCGCAGGAAACTGGGCATACGCAATCAAAAACCCCCTGAAGGCACCGAAGATCAAATGTGCACACGATCCGCTCCTGCCCGAAAACCAGGCGAGATACGGGAGGGCACAAATCCTGGCACCCCTCCCCCGCCTCCCACACCAGCAACAATTCTGGGGTCAGCAAGCGGGTGGATATCTAGCATACTCGCACGAAATGATGCAGGCGGATTACGATGCGTGGATCGCAATGGCAGAATAAACGGTAAGTGAAAAAGAGGGCGGGTAAGTCCCTTTTTTAATTCGGGGGGGGGGCGGAGGTTTAGGAAAAGTGGTTCGTCCGTTCTCCGCCTTTTTTCTCCGATAATGAATATATACTAAAACAATTTAAAAGGAAATTATAATATCAGTATATAATAGAACCCCAGAATGACCGAACCCCTCGTTGATGCGATCCCCGCCCTCACCTTTGCTATCCAGCGTAGAAAGACCTGGTTAGATGGAAGAAAACTGACTGAGTACCACCCTGACCTGAAAAAGTTTGTAGCGTATAAGATGTTGCCGAATGAGGTGACCGAAGGGCGTGCAGAGAAGCACCTGAAGCAATTGGCGGGGACTGGGCGTGGATCGGCGTATAGTAGTGTTAAGGAGCATGTAGATTGCTACTATCGGGCGATACGGCGTGACAAGAAGACGAAGGATGTGGAGATGGTGAGACCAAAGCACGGGTGGGGGCGAGCATACCCTGCGGGCAACCTCTCAATTGCTACGATGGAGAGATTTGCTAGGAATACGGTAATTGACGATGTGTACTATGATTTTGATATTGCGAATGCTCAACCGATGCTGTGTATGAATGTGTGCAACGACGAGGGGTGCCTGAAGAAGGTGCCGACGATGGTGAAATACTGTATGAACCGAGATGCGGTGCTGTCCGCTGGGATGGAGAAATACGGCAAGACGAGAGATGAGGTGAAGGCGGTGTATAATAAGGTGATGAATGGCGGGAAAATAGCGGAGTGGTATTTTGATAATCCAGATATTCAAAAGTTCAAGGCGGAGTGTGAGTGGGTGCGAGAGAAGGTGCGAGAGGTGAATCCCGAATTGTATTCGTCGGCGAGAATGAAGAATACGGCGGACAAGGACATCCCCGAAGGACTGCGTGGGAATAAGAACCTGCGGACGATGTTTGCATGGTGGATGGCGGAGATGGAGTTCCAATATGTGTCGGCAGTAATGGAGTGGTGCTTCACAGAGGGTTTGATGACGAAGGACAACTACCAGCGATACACGGTGGCGGGTTATACATATGACGGGTTCGTTCTGTTGCGTGAGGTCGTGGATCCCTACTGCCGTAAGCGTGGAATAACCCTGATGGAATTATGTGAAAACCTCACACAAGTAGGTATGGATTCTACAGGGCACGAACTGGAATGGAAATTGAAAGGGACGAGCGAGAAGCACGACATCAGCGAGCAATACGCAATGTGCGTGGCGGATGCGACCCTGACAGCGTCGCCGTCGGGAATGACCTTCTCGGGTTTTGCTCCCGAGTGGGAGAAGACAAATGCGAAGATCCGAGAGGTTGGAATGTATGTGGAGATGAAGGCGGATCGGTTTATCCTGCGTGATTTGGCGGGGTTGAAGGCGAGCAACGGACACCTGGCGGTGATAAACCCTGAATCAGGCAAGAACATCAATTTTATTGATGCGTGGACGAAAAACAATAATGATATACGGTGTTTTGAGAGAATGGATATCTACCCATTCGCCCCTGCATGCCCGCAGGACTGCTTCAATTTATGGGTGCCGTTTGAAATGGAGCGGGTTGAAAATTGGAGTGAGAAACAAGATGTTTTAACCAAGTTTATTTATCACCTGCGAGAGGTGGTGTGCGGAACAACCCTGAACTCCAAGTTCCAGGAAGGGTTTGAATACCTGCTGGATTGGTTGTCCCACATCATCCAACGCCCCCACATCAAAAGCGGGAAGTGCCCTGTGCTCATCTCTCAACCAGGATCGGGCAAGGGGACGCTCATCAAGATCCTCGCACGGATTTTGGGAGAGAAGAAGGTGTTCCAATCAATCAAACCCGAGAAGGACGTGTATGGTGATTTTAACCCGATGATGGAGGAGGCAGTGCTGGTGAATATAGATGAACCAGAGCGGGCAAAGACAGATGCGTTTGAAAGCACATTCAAAAACTACATCACCGAACCTCACATGCTCATTAATAACAAGTTTGTTAAACCGCACCTCATCAAGTCGTATCATCGGTTTATTCTGACGACGAACAAGGCAGACGGAGGTATCAAGGTGGAGGAGGGCGACCGACGCTTTTTTATGTTGAGGATGTCGGACAAGCACAAGGGGGATATGAAATACTGGGACGAGTGGGAGAAGATAATCTCTGACCCTGATCCGAGTGGATTCAAGACGATTTATGACTGGTTGGCGTCTAGAGACACGGGCGATTTTATGAAGAAGGCGACCCCGAAGACTGCATACCAGAAGAACCTGGAGATCAGCAACCGAAACCCGCTGGACTGCTGGTTGGAGGGTCTGGTGCGAGACTGGAAGGTACGTGGTGGCGACGAGGAGGGCAAGACGAAGACGATGACAGGCACGGAGACGCTGTCGCTGTACATGGATTTTTGCGAGAAGCAGGGGTTGCCGTTGAAGCAATATAAGACATCGGCGGGCGGACTGTCGCAGTTCATCAATAACCACGAGATCGGGCGATTCACCGATACTTTGGGTGGAATGTTGGATTTGAAGGCGACACGGATGTTGAGAGGCGGTGATGCCAACAAACGAGAGTTTAGGATGGATGTTTTGATGGAATGGTTTATCAGAAATGGAACTATGAGTAGAGATGAATTCAATACTAGTTTAGTAGAAGATTTAGGAGAAAACGAGGAGGTTGTAAATCTCTCGGAAGCGTCGTGCCACGCCCCCCGCAAGATGAAAGTGAGGGCGAAGCGAACGGATGCCGAACTGCACGACTAAATAAAATGTTGTATTAATATAAATGGGAAAAAAGAACAAGAACAAAATGGGGGCGGTGCCGTCCTCGTATTATGAGATGAACGTAGACCAAGTAGTTTTAGAAGAAGAGGCACGAGAGGCACGAGAGATCCAGGTTAATACAATTGGCGAGGAACTGCCGAAGGACGAGGCGAGTTTAGGAGTTATTGATCTGTCGTCGGCGTGGGCGGAAGTGAAACCAGTGGACGCCGATGACGATCTCTCACAGAAGCAGAAACAACAGAAATATAATTATTGGTTTTGGTGGCGGAAATAATCTAAAAATTAAATATTATTACAATACATAACGACGCTATTGTAATGAATGCTACTCCGTTTGAAGAGACCCTGTTGAAGAAGTTCCACGAGAAGGGACTGTCTGCATCATCGGTAATGCTCTATATGAAGAACCTTAAACGCCTGAATGGCAACCAACCGCTCACGGACTTTAAGTTTTTAGAGAAACCGAAAGTCATTATTGATTTTTTGAATCAGTATGCCGAGACAACGAAGCGTAATTTTATTATCGCAATAGTCTCCGCATTAAACCTAGCAGGTTCCACGCCGAAGCACAAGAAACTATACACTGAATATTATAATATGATGATGACGAAGAACAAGGAGATTAAGGATAATGGCGGGAAGAAGAAGGAGGGGATGCCGACATGGGACGCCGTTCTGGAAAAGTTTAATGCGTTGAAGACGAAGGTGGCGGAGACGACGGACTTTAGCAAAGACCACGCATATAACGACCTACTGAAGTTAGTGGTGGTTTCTCTGTATGTCCTGCAACCGCCCCGACGCAACGGGGATTATTTAGAGATGGTGGTTGTGCCGTCGTATAGCGAGGATATGCCGAGTAATCGCAATTACCTTGACGTGAAAAAAGGGGAGTTCATTTTCAATAAATATAAAACCAGTAAAGTATATGGTGAGTATAAAAAACCGATAGATCCTGAATTGAGGACAGTGGTATCAACATATCTCAAACACCATCCGTCCCTATGGGAAGGGCGTAAACAGAAGAAGGAAGCAGTGCCGTTTTTAGTATATCGGGACGGCGAACCCCTTCACCAACTCAACAGCATAACTCGCATCATTAACTCTGTGCTTGGCAAGGGAGTCGGATCGTCCGCTCTACGCCATATCTATATAACTGCGAAATACGGCGACCTTGAGAAGGAGAAGGAACAGGATGCGAAAGACATGGCACATAGCACTTCGCAACAGAAAGACTATATACTTAAATAACTTAAACAACTTAAAAAAATCTCAGTATATATAATAAACGATTAGATGAACAACCACGAAGAAGAAGAAGAAAAGAGGAAGGCGAGTCACCGTGACGCTATCTATAAGTGGAGGCAATCGCACCCCGACAAGTACCGAGAACTGTCTCAAAAATCGTCCTTGACGTATTACTATAAACACCGTGAGGAGGTTGCAGAACGCAGGAGGAAGGAGAGGTTGGAGAGAAAGGCGATAATGCCGTCGTCGGTAATTACGAACTGATTATTTTATATGTGTATAGTATAATACATACAAAATGAGTTTAGCGAAAGAGATGGACAGATGGTGGGGTATGGATGAGGACCAGTATTTGGATGATGAAGGCAATCAGATTAGCAAGGAGGATTACGAAAAGCAATTCACCCCGCCTCCCGAGCAACCGCTGTTCGGCGATCCGACGCAATTAAAACCGACGCCGTTTGACCCGAATAACCCGCTGATGTATATGGGGAGCGGGAGACGACCCGTTCAGATGAAGCAACCTGCCTACTATAAAGAACATAGAGATATTGTGAATCTTCTGGAGAATACTGGAAGGTCGCTACTAAAAGAGGCGGGGGATCAGAAAAAGGAAGCGACGGCGACGGCGAAGAAACTCGGTGCACCGAACCCCTTCTACCACCTTCGGGGTGGAGATGCTGGCGATCTGTGGGCGGATCTCGGCAAAAAGTTCCTAATACAACAGGGGATAATCCCGCCAAAAAAAGAACCTACACCCGAAGACTATGCGGTAGACGCTTTATCGTGGGCGGGAAAACAACTGTGGGATACGGGTAAAAAACTCTTCGGAGATGGTGTGTCGCCCTTTTATCACCTGCAGGGTGGAATGGAAGAACAGACGGTATTAGGTTCAGGCAAGGGCAAGACAGTCCTGCCCCCGCAAGATGATCTGGAGAGCAAGAAGGAGAACCCGATGGTGGAAGAGGTGATTGAAGAACCGATGGACGATGGCGATATCCGATCCTACTTCCCCAATGCGAAAATCCTGCGATACTCGTCCCTCTCCAAGATGTCAAGCATAGAGCAACTCCTGCCGAAGGACAAGTCGTATGCCTTTTTATTGTATGAAGACTCGCCTGGATCGGGTCACTGGGTTGCAGTGATGCGATACGGTAAAACGATTGAGTTCTTCTGTTCTTATGGTTCAAAAATAGATGGTCCCCTGCGTTGGTACAACCCGAAGGATAATGCGATGCTCGGACAGAGCAAACCGTATCTCTCGCTACTGCTGAAAAAGGCGGAGAAGAAGTTTGAGGCGATACATAACCCCGTCGCCTTCCAGTCGTCTAAACATGGCGTGGCGACATGCGGGGCGTGGGACGTTATGCGTGTTAATCAATTGGTAAATCACAATCAGGATCTACGAGAGTTTGCGGATTATATGGAACAGATTAAGAAAGAAACTGGTCTTACTTATGACGAGATTGTTGCGAATTATGTGAGTAAGAGATGAACCGTTTGATTGAAAATCTCTCGGCGAGTGGCACCCAGACCTTAAAAATAATGGGGTAGGCGAACACGTGTTTCACAAGATGTGTAATGATAGGCATTTTATACTATTACTATCTTTTTTTTTTATCTTTTTTTCTTCGCTCTAGTTCATCAAGGATCCGTTTCTCTTCTAGGATTGCTTCTTTTGGAAGCGGAAGTGGTTCTCCCGTTTCATCATCATACTTCAAATGTTTCTTCCTTAAATTAAACAACATCTGTTTTAGCGTGCCTAACATGAGGTCGTTTAATGGTTTTCTCTCTTTTTCACCAAACCTCTCCTTTAACAACTTTGCACGTTGTGCCTTCTCCTCTCTCCTAACTCTTGCCTCCTCCTCTTCCTTAAGTTCTTGCTCTTTTAGCACTCGGCGGAACTCCTCTTCCTCCGCCTTTTGTTGCTTCAGTATCTGCAACACCTTGTGTGCGATTGATTGTTCCACCGTGTGTTCTTCATCTGCGAACGGACTCTCATACACGGGTTCAGGGACATACGCTACACCATGTCGCCTCGCCCTTTGTTGTGCGACGAGTTTGTCACGATTTTTACGATAATACTCCCGTTGGTATGCACGCTTCTCTTCTGCCGACATCGCCCCGCCCGAGAACACGGGATTTAGGAGACTGTGTTGTTCCTTCAATCTCAACATGGCGGGAATCCAACCAGCGTCGGGTGACTGTCTAACTTCGGAAGGGTGATCCAACCTACCTTCTAATTTATATAGAGGGTCGCCTGTCGCATATACCCGAACATTCTTTTTCGCTAAACTTGCGTCGGGGATGTCGCCTAACTGGATGGCGGGGTTATAACTGCGACCGCTGTCTATCATTCCGTTCTTAATGAATTGGTCTAATATCGCACCGCCGAGAGAATGACCGACGCCGTAGTATTTATATTTACTTGTGGGGAACTGTTTTTGAAACTGTGTGAGGTCGTTGTAGTCTTTCGCCCACCTGTCGGTGTTTGTTATGTGGTAGGTTGCGGTGGGGATCCACGCCTTAAAATCGTTCCAGTCTGCAGTGCCTCTTATGGCAACGACGAAACTATCAAAAAAGTTGTCGGCATATATTGTCAGTGTAGGGGTCTTTAGCACAACCTTAAATGTTGGAATGGGCGTCATCTTTTCGGGGGTCTGTGGCGAAACATAAGCATTTAGTGCCATGTCGTGAAGAGTTTTAGGATCGGGCAATAAACTCCCATATAAGTCGGAGTAGAATCCGCTGGACGACGGATAATTAGGATCGTCGGATTGAGGAAATGTAGACATATTTTAATATTATATTATATTATAACCTGAAAATAAAATGTCCTATTCAAACATTATTGCGAGCAATAATAAGATCTACGACACGTTCCTCCCGAACCCCTACCCCTACCCTGCACAGGCGTCCTCTTTAGCACAGGTGCTGGTTGCTGGCAACAACGCTGGCAACCAAGACATAGTGAATGTTAATAACCTTCAGTGTGTAAAAGTGGATAATCCAGAGGCGTTGGGGTCGCTGACGATTGGAAGTTTGACACAGGGTGCTCTTTCTCTTTTAGGAGACTCTGTCGCTCTTACGGCACAAAATGGGGCGGTCGCTCTGTCTGCCGTCTCCAGCACTTTAAATGCGACTTCGGCAGGATTAATGACTCTTCAGGGAAACACTGGTTTGACTCTGAATGCGAGCGGTGGTCCCCTTAACATTAGTTGTGCTGGCAGTGTTCTTCAGTGCAACGCTTCTTCTGGTATTGGGTTTGCGACGACGACGGGCGATATATCATTACTGCCATCAGCAGGTAGTGTAGGTTGCGGGACAGTCACCCCTAACGCTAATGCTATTTTGGACTGTACTTCAGTCACGAAGGCGTTTCTGCCCCCCAGAATGACGACTGTTCAAAAGAACGCTATTGCTGTTCCTACTGAAGGAATGGTCGTGTATGACCTCACGCTACACAAACTATGTGTTAGGACAGTCGCAACATGGGAAACTATCACAAGTGTTTAATTCGCAGATGGGGCGGAATCATATAAAATATAATATCCTTATATTCTATATAACTAGCATGTCTTATTCAAATATGATTGCCAGTAATGGCAAGATCTACAACACCTTCTTACCTGATCCGTACCCCTTTCCCGCACAACCCGCATCTCTCGCACAGGTGCTGATTGCGGGCAACGATGCAGGCAACCAAGACATCGTCGGCGTGAATAATCTTCAAACGGCGAAAGTGGATAACCCTCTTTTAGGAGGATCACTGACGATAGGAGGGGCGGGGCAAGATTTAAGGATACAGGGTGCGACAACGAAGGGTTCAATTTTGGTAGGCGACGGCACAAGTACCGCCACGCTCCCAGCAGGAACAAACTCATATATTTTACAGGCGAATAGTGTGGCGTCAAATGGACTGGGTGTTGAATGGGTGAATGCGGGTGGTGGCGGACCTCCAGGACCTGCAGGACCGACAGGACCAACAGGGGCACAAGGAGCAACAGGGGCAACAGGACCAACAGGACCACAAGGACCGACAGGAGCGACAGGACCGACAGGAGCGACAGGAGCGACAGGAGCAACAGGACCGACAGGACCGCAAGGCATTCCAACTACAATAACCGCAGGTTCAAATATCGGCGTAGATAATACTAATCCTTCCGCTCCAATAGTGAGTGTATTAGCACCTCTCACATCTACTCTTGATGTAGGCGGTCAAACAATTACTTCCAGCACAGGAGCAATCACAATAACGCCTCTCGCAACGAACGATTTAAACCAAGTCATATCGGGTGCTGGTAAAGTCCATACAACCCAATCCACTATCGGTGGAGCAACTCAACCAGCATATCAAATAGAGAACACAAATGCGAATGCGAACGCAGTTCATATAGATTTATACAAGAACTCCGCAAGTCCCGCAGTCAACGACGGGATTGGTGCTTTATCTTTCCACGCCAAGAATGCGAGTGCTACAAGCGTAGAATACGCCCGTATACAAACAGATCAGCGAGATATTACTGCTGGAAGTGAGAATGGTAGTGTAAGTTTTCTAGTCGCACAAAACTCCCCTACCCCTGTTGAATACCTACGAGTAAATGGTCTATCGGGTTATAATGAATTGTATAGAGATTTAGATACAAGGGGACAGAGGATAAGAACATCTACCGCCCTACTCCTATTGGAAAATCCTACTAGTAACGGTGCAACACAAATCGTTAATTCTGGGTCATCTTCAAACATTTTAATACAAACATCTAATGTGACCTCTACAATTAATATTACCTCTACTGGTGCTACAACCATTCAAGGTGGAGCAGGTTTATCACTTCTCGGATTAGGCGGAGCAGGTATTATCACAAATCAAGGAGTAGGGGCAAGGACAGTATTGCGAACTGGGATAGGAACTTTCCCAACCAGTAATGTTGATTACTACCCATCTGTTAATATTGCTAATCAAGATTCTGCGTCAGTATCAGTCCCTCTCCCATCTGTCCCTTTTCAAGGTCTTACAATTATGAATGGTGGTGTTAATCCAGACAACAGTTGGACGGATACAACCAATAGTTTAGGTGGTTATGATGCTATGTATTACGATGTTAATAGTGGTTATGTGTGGTTGTCAGTAGGAAATCAAATATATGTCCTTTCATCAAATCTAAACAGCATACAACAATACAATCTTTCTATTAGCGGAACTTCATCTGGTTCTTCTGGAGGTGTAGTCAAATGTTTTTATAATTACGGCGGATTTATGTGGATTGGTGGAGATTTCACAACTGTTGTTGATGGTTATGGGGTAAATGCACAAGCACAATACGGAATATCAAGGATTAATCTGAATAGTGGGGTAGGGAACTACTATTTTGAACCTATAGCGGATTATGGAACATCTAATTTTGGTGTGAATGGATATGTAAATACCATTTTTGGTGGAAATAAATTATATGTTGGAGGGTCATTTAATTCTTTTGCTCCAACTGGAACTCCTTGTTATAATATACTGAATATAGATGGTTATGGTAATCCAGTTGGAAGTCAAACCATCGGTAATGAGGGTGACAGATTATCAACCAACGCAGAAGTAAATTGCTTGGCGTATAATGGGGGTTATGGTTATGTGCTGGTTGGTGGTAGTTTTTCTGCGGTGGATGTTGTATCAAGTCCTCAATACTACCAATATATGGCGTTCTTTAATTCGGGTAGTATAAGTTGGGATTATGTAGAAGCATACAACGCATTTAATGCTCCAGTTTTATCTTGTGGATATTCTGGAATAACTGGAAATCTACTTGTTGCTGGTGTATTCTCTACACCATATCAGTATAATTGTTATGTTAATTTTAACTCTCCAAACACCCCCACGATCGCATCTGGACTTACAACTGGTGCTTGTTCTAAAATAAATTATATATCCACTTATGCGAGGGATTTAATTACAGACGACAACCGAACAGTTTATAAGTCAGTATCCGCTTATTCTTGGACGAACTTGGGTGATGCTGGTGCGGGTGTTCCTTCCGCCATAATGTTTAACGGATCAACAGAGGTGTTTGTTGCTGGAACTAATCCTTATGTGAGGCAAAATAATAATGTAGCACAAACTGCAACATTCGCACTACCTACAGCGAACTTTCGCACAAATGGTGTTGCTTATACAAACGCATCCCTATCTACAAAATATCAAGCACAGCAATTCATAGCAGATGAAACTGGAACTTATTATTATCCAGTTGGAAATCCGATTTGCGGTTTCAGTTAGTTTAGCGAGATACTCGCAATTTTATTTTATTAGGATATATTAAACATGTCTTACTCACATTTAATAGATCCAGCGACAGGCAAGATCGCCGACCAATTTATACCTGAAGGTGGCGGTATTAACCTTGATAAAGGACAACTCATTACAGCACTCGCAAACCAAACGGAAGTTGCCTTCCCTGATGTTCCACCAGCAAACGGAAGTGTTCTCTCTTATGATGCAACAACCGATACTGGGTTAAGGTATATTGCGAACAACCCTACCGCATTAGCACTTGATTTCCAGCAACTATTTTCGGCAACAGCAGGCAACAATATCACCGCAGTCCCAGCGTCGGCACACAACAATTATGTCCTCACGAGTGATAATACTGACCTGCTTACAAACCCAACGGGACTTGTTTGGAAAGCAGTAGCAGGATCAGGCGTTATTTCAACAAACGAACCTCTTTATGACGAGGAAGTAGCGAATGTAAGCACGATCAGTATTAATTTTACAGCAGGACCAGCGGGACAAATACCTTACGGAACAGGTGTAGCGAGAACAGGAGCATTAACAGACACACCTACTTCTGGAACTCAAATATTAGGTGTTGCTCAGGGGGTCCCTGCTTGGATAGATGCGGGAGGGAGTGGAGTAGTCACAGCAACCGCCCCCCTTATAGAGTCAGCAGGTGTGGGTGGTGCGAGCAATATTGCGATCAATTTTGCGACCAAAGGCGAAATACCAGTAGGCACAGGAGCAGGCACAGGAGCACTGCTCCCATTAACGGCGACGGACGGATTCGTTCTTACGGCAGAAAACGGAGACACGAATGGGATGATATGGAAGAGTGTCGGATCAACTTTAGCGATAAGCAACTTCTTCCCGATTACTCTACCTCTGGGAGTAGTCCCACCTAACTACCCCATATCACAGGCAGGAGGTTCTAACGAATTAGTGTTAGGGACTCCTGTATTGCTCTCTGCGACTAATCCAGCATTTACCCAGAATCAGATCATCACTATACAAAATCAGACAGCGATTGACTCCAACCCTTCGGCGAACACATTCTTAATGCCACAAATGGTTCCTTCTACTGTGGTGAAACCAGGTTATGCTAGTGCATCCTATTGTGGTGAAGGTGTGAAAGCATTTGATGGATACTGGTGGTCGTGTGAGTCGGAAGGTGCTCTCACTGCTCTATGTTATTCACCACTACCGCTCACGACTAATAGTACGTCCACCCTAATAGCACAAATAGCGACAGGAACATCGTATGGGGGTCAGCAATTAAACTGTATGTGGGCAACAGAGGATTTTATTTATTGTGGTGGCATTTTCGGACAATTCACAGTCGTAGCGACATCAACGGTCGTCACCTGTAAAGATATATTTAAAATCAATAAAGTAACAGGGGTATTATCTATATGTGGTGCTGGAACGGCATCGTGCATCGGGTTAGATGGGAATGTGGTTTCGGGTATTGCTTGTCCTACAACCGACAAGGCACAGGGGAACTATTTAGCGAGTCCGAGAAGTTGTGTTATAGGTGGCGATTTTTTAAACACCTTTGGTGGCGTTGCCCTCTCATGTCGGAAACTGGTATTTTATACCGAAGCAACCGACACGTTTTCTGTCGTCGGTGCTGTAGCGGGGGATGGTTTATTGGATACAACTGTTGGACCATATAATTCATTTGTCGGGTGTTTATTTTATAATGATGATACAAACTGCCTATACATCACGGGTGCGTTTGTTGGTGGGACTATAATAAATGGTGTCGCTAATTCAACCCCTAATTATATAACGGGATTTGCGTGGAATGTTATAGCGGGACCCGCATTTAGTGTCGCCGTTCCTGTAGGCACGGTGGGGCAAATAACAAATAATCCCGATTCTCCTCAGTCTTATATTGTGCAGGGATGGGTTGTAGAAAAACTGATTGATAATCCTGTTGGAAGTGCTGGGTTCTGGTTATGCTTCAATTATTATTTAAACTCAAGCACGAGTAAAGACAACTGCTCTTGGGTGAAAGTATCTACTGGAGGAGTGCCAGAACCGAATAACCCGTTCCTACCCGCCTCTACAGGACTCGCCCCCCTACAACCTGTACCCCCTAATAATAATGGTTCTAATCTACCAGGAACATTAATAGGTCCAATACACTATTCGGACGATCAAACGGCGTGGGCGAACATTGGTATTCAAGCATACTCGGTCCAACCGAATCCAGATATCCAGTTATGGAAGTGTAGTGGTGGAATATGGAGTTTTGCGAATGTGAATAATCTACTCGTCTATAATTGCCCCCTTTATGTTCCTAATCTGTCTCTACCGACAGACCAAGCGGTAGTGTGTAATACTGGATTTTTATCCAATCCACCTCCAGGTACCCCTACCACACTACTACAGGTGGATTTAGACTCCGAAGCAGAGTCGGTTAATTTATATGTTGAGTCTCCTGCGACGATAGTTGCATACGACGCAGGTGCGAGATTGACGACGGAATATGCGAAGGTCGCATTCGGGAACGCATATTCTAATATTCAGTTGGCAGTAGATGTAGCGAATAACCGATACTCGTTAATTAATAGTTTAGGGAATGTTGTCCTTATCAAATAATTAGTTAGGACAATACGCCCAAATTATTTTGTTGGCGTATATTATAAACCGCAAAATGTCCTACTCATCTCTTTTTCAAGGCAAACAACTCGTCCTCCCCTCGCTCCTTCAGAGTTCTTATTCTCTTATTGCATGTGGTGAGGTCGCATCAACCCTCGCCAATCCTGGTGTCGCCACTGTCGCTCTGCCAGGTATTTTAGCAACCGACATTTGCCTCGCATCCAACGGTGGGTCTGCCACTCCTGGAAACCTTCTGTTCCCTGTCGCAGGTGTTGCGACCGTTGATACTCTGACATTCACTGTCGGTGGAAACGTGGCGGGAAACCCCGTCAATTGTACATATCTGGTATTTAGGGCACTTTAAAACTCCGCCGAACATTTAGGGCGTTTCATCAGAGATCCGAAAGGGTAAGCGATGAATGTAAGTCCCCGTAAGTCCCCACCCACTATTATAATATATGACGCTCAACATATATTATATATATACTAAAACAGGTTTAAAGCGATAGTTTATATTATTACAATAAGTATATATACTAATACTAAACACGATACGATGGTTGGATGGGCAGAAGTTTGCGAATTGATTGAAAGGGTGAAGCGAGACCACGATGTCTTACTCACGCAGTATGGGTGTGCGAATGTGGACGATACTGATGTATCCTCGCACTACAACGAGAGGTCTAACTACGACAACATAACCCGCCTGATGACGGAGTTGCCGTTGATATTCTCGCCACGCCTTACATGGCGTCGCCCGACAGGTTCATACGGCGGAAAGCACATCGTTGAGAGATGGCGATCTGATTTGTGGTGCTACAAGAATAAGTGCGATTATTGTTCTAACGGGGACTTCATCGTAGCGATGTTGCTACAGGATAATACTGACTTGAGGGTAGTCAGGTTCTACAAAGATAAGGTTTCAGGTAAGGTGAACATCAACTGCGGGTTTAGGGTTGTCCACCACGAATTGAGATAATAATGGAATGGGGAGAACTGCACGGTGTTTATTGGTACAGATGTGTTGCTTAATCTTCGCTATAATGATGTCCTTCTTACCACAAGGACAATTGAAATACGCCTTATGAACGCTACCGCCAAATGGTTTGATAGCGTTATATATATCCTCTAACACAGCGGAGTGCAGGTGATAATAATCGCTCCTCTGCTGTTGTGCCTTTTTGATATTGGCGAACACTGCTTCTTCTCCGATACGTCTAGGCATTTTATACATACCGAGAGATAAAAATCCGCATCGCCAACGGCAAAATATGGCGGGAAAATGGATTATTACAGGGCAGATTAGATTATTTACCACCAATTAGGTAGTAGATTATTACTTTATGAATTATATTATTACAAAACTTAATAATTTATAAATTATTCGTGTTATAATGTAGAATAATGTAGAATAGTTAGATTATTCTCCATCATTCTACATTTTTACACCCATTAATAATCAAACAACGATAGATTTGGATCATTAAGTATATTTAGATAGATATATTATCTCAATATATAGCATAAATCGCATAATGTCCTCTGCAGAACCAACGCACATCTACTATGATTTGGAAATCGCTAATCAGGCACTCGCTGACACTGGTGTCCCACCCAATCGCCTTACCTTTACTCAAGTTCGTTCTTCTACGGTGCTTGACAACCCCAACGACTATTTTATGTCTATTGTTCGGTTTAGTTTAGACACAGCAGGTGCCCTGCCTGTATTCATCCCACAGATTGATTTAGAACAATTGCCCGCCGATCCAGACTTCCCCAACCAGACCGTGTATGAAGTCACGCTAGGATATAGGGATGTGTTGTCTGCTAACCCTGTCCTGTCAGCAGGTGTGACCGTCACCTACAATGTGGTTTTTATCCCGCACAATTCGGCGACAACTGCCGACATACCAGGTCAGGACTTCAAACCACCTACGACACCCCTAACGATTAGAAATACTACTATTAACTACTACTGGGTTCAAAATATTAACAACTGGATCCAAATGATTAATGATGCTCTAGCGAAGGCGTGGGTAGATGTCGTTGCTCTCGTTAATACCGCAGTACCAGGAACGATTGCTGGCGATGATCTCAACCCTCCCTATTTAGCGTGGAACGACGCAACAGGCGTGGCGACTCTGTATGCCTCCATCAACCTTTTCAATCAGGGTGCATATTGGAACCCCTATACTACCGCCATCTCTCCCGCAAAGGCGAACATCTGGTTCAACAATCCCCTTCATATCTTATTTAGCAGTTTTGAATACGCCTTTCAGGGATACGCTCCCCCCGAGTCTTTTTTGCTTCGTGTGTATGACCGACGTAACAACACCGTAGCGAAGGGGACCGCAATTGGTGGAATAACTGAACCACCTTTTGATGCCTTCGCTATGGGACAACAGTTTAGCACTGGTCCGACCATGTGTCCGATCACAAGCATTATTTTCACTACTTCGTTGCTCCCTGTTCTCCCGTCGTTGCTCGGCGTCCCCAAGATCTTTAGCGGAAACAACGGGGGGTTGGAACAACAAGACAACAATAACATAATTAATACTGTCACGGATTTAGAAGTAAATCTCACAAAGGGCGACGAGTATCTCCCGAATGTTATTTATGAACCCACCGCCGAATACCGTTTGTTGGATCTTCAATCCAACGCACCACTAACCTCCATCCAGATCGCCGTTGTTTGGAAGGATATATTCGGACAACTCCACGATTTTTATCTGCAGAACGGTTGCGGGGCAACTTTGAAGGTTCTCTTTAGAAAGAAGGCATACAACAACATCGTGCCTTTTATGTCTAATTAAGGCGAACAGTTCGTTGGTGATTTAGGATAATATCCCATATTTTTTTTTATTATGGTATATTATAAACCGCAAAATGTCATCTTCCGATTTCTCTAAAGTCAAGGTTCTGGACGATGTCCTCGCCACGACCGACTCTGTCAAGTACGCCGTTGTCAAGGGTGCCCAGAACATCACCCCTTCCGTGAACAACGCCATCTCGTTCTCCAACTCTAGCATTACCTTCAACATTCAGACACCTTCGGAGGCGACAGTTCTGTCTCGTCGTATTATGATTAAGACGAAAGTCTCCTTCGTTGTTTCAGGAACTGTAGACGGAGGTAACGACGCACGATTGGTGAATCTCGGAACCGACTCCGCTCTCGGACCCTTCCCCTTCCAGTCCCTCTGCAACACGATCCAGATGACCGTGAACAACAACACCGTCACACAGAACCAGCGTGATGTCATGTTCGCCCTCCAGAGGTTCGGCGACTCTCGTGAAATGTTCCGCTACAATACCTCCACCCCGACCGCCTACGACTCCTACTGGAACTACAGCGACGCCATCGGTGCCAACAACAACCCCAACGGTGCTTGGAACGATGTTGCTATGGATGAGGCATATCAGGGTCGTGGTGCCTTCCGTATTCTTTCTATCGCTGGCAACTCTCCTGGCAACGGTGCCAAGAACGTCACTATCACATTTGAGACGATTGAACCCCTTATGTTGTCACCCCTTATCTGGTGCGATCCCCAGAGCAACAATCAGGGTTTCTACGGTATCCAGGTTCTCAATCTCGTCTTCAACATCGGCGAGGCGAACCGTCTGTTCCGCACTGCCTCTGCTGGTGCCACTGGTGCCGTCACTGTCGCCCTCTCCCCAACCGCCTTTAGCGACACCCAACTCCTTATTCAGTATTACACCCGCCAACCCAGCGACCTCGTCCCTGCCCGCAACGTCGTGCCCTACGCCGAGTATCCTCGTTATTTGACCCAGATCGCAGGCACTATCAACCCTGCGACCATCGTCTCCGACAACGCTTCGTTTTCTCTCGTGCCATCCCAGTCAGGCGTTAATACCGTCAATTCTAACTCCATCTCTCTCAATCAGATCCCCGACAAACTCATCATCTTCGCTCGCAAGCGTCTCGCTTCCCAGACCCCGAAGGACGCTGACTGCTTCTTCCCTATCAAGCGTATCCGTATCAACTTCAACAACAAGGCAGGTCTCCTCACTTCCGCCACTCGTTGGGATTTGTGGCGTATGTCCGTTGAGAGCGGTTCCAACCAGACTTGGGCGGAGTTTAGCGGTCTTGCCGTCAAGGGTTCACCCTCAACGCAGGCAGGAGCACCTGGTCTGACCGAAGTGCCAACCTGCGGTTCTGTTCTTGCCCTGTCTATGGGTAAGCACGTGGAGTTAGACGATGTCTTTGCTCCTGGATCCATCGGTCAATTTCAGTTGCAGTTTGAGATAGAAATTGAAAACTACTCCCAGATTACCTACACTGACAATTTGGAGTTGGTTCTGATCACGATGAACACAGGTGTATTTGTTCTTGAACGTGGAACCAGTCAGACATACACCGCAATCCTGTCTCGTTCCGATGTGCTGTCTGCCTCATCTATGCCTGGATACAAGTCCAGCGATGTCAAGCGTCTCGTCGGTGGTGCTATGGAGGACAGTTACAAGTCTCTCGTTGGTCTGCCTGACAAGATGGGTATGGGTTACTCTGGTGGTGGCACCTCTGGTGGTGGCACTTCAGGCGGTGGCACTTCAGGCGGTGGCACTTCAGGCGGTGGCACCTCTGGCGGTGGATTGTCGGGGGGTGCTAGAATGAAGAAGCATCTTCAGTAAATGACCCGCTGATTATTTAGCGAATATGTTTATAATTTATTTTATTAGTGTATATTATAAACGAATGACTACCTACGACAACGATTATAATCGCAGTCTTGCTCGTCAGCAACGACTTTACGACTACGCTCAAATCGCCAACGACAAACATGAGGCGACGGAAGATGTAGCACTTAACGGCGGAAGACGCAAACCCCGTCGCAAGATCTCCGACGACGATCTTAAGGATATGGATGTAAGCGTATTCGGTAAGGGCGTCGCCACAATGGAGGGCGAAGGGTTGAAGGAAGACTTTGATGACGCTCTGGACTGGGTTGCCGACAAGGCAGATAAGTTAGGCAAGATTGTTAAAACTGGTTCCGATATCGCCGACGCATTTTCAGGCAAGCGTAAGGGGTATGGTCTGTCGGGGGGCGACATGTACGGCGGTGTCCGTCGTGGTGCTGAACTTGCCGATATGATTAACCCATCTGGTTCTCCTTACATTCCAGGTATTCAGCAACCCCATTCTATCGTCCATGCAGTCGGTGGGGCGAGTGCCCGTGCCCGTGCCCAGAACTACAAAATGCCTGGTTTGAATGTCGTCGGTAGCGACTTCAGGATGAAGGGCGACAACTTCTCTGCTAATCCTCACCAGATTCAGGCAGAACAGGCGAAGGACGGATTTATCGGGAACGGTATGTCTGGTGGAGACTTCTTTAGCGATTTAGGTAATATCGCCCAGAGCGTCGCCCCTTTTCTCCCTCTGCTCGGTCTCGGCAGGAAGGCGGACAATCTCACCTTTAGGGGTGGAGACTTCTTCTCTGATCTCGGAAACATCGCACAGAGCGTTGCCCCATTCCTGCCCCTACTTGGTCTGGGTAAAAATGTAAAGAAGGGTTCTAAAAAGGCAAGGGAGTTCATCGCCCTCGTCCGCAAAATGAAGGCACGGGTGAGCGGTGCTGGTCTCGGTAGTGGATACTCTGGCGGTATGACCCACGAACAGGATATGAATATGGCGGATGCTATGGGCGACATTTTCAGCGGTGAAGGCAGGAAGAAGCAGGGCAAGCAGTCTCGGGAGAATGAACGCCTCGCTATGAAAATCGCCGAACTCAAGGGTCGGGGTGCAGGGCAATACGATATGCCCGAATTGCTCGGATTAGAGGGTCAGGGTTTCTTTGATGATCTCCTATCTGGTATTTCAAAGGTCGGAGATACTGTGTCTGCTCTCGCTCCTCACGTTGAAACAGGAATGAAACTCTACGACAAGTTTGGAAAGAAAGGAAAGGGAATGTCGGGAGGTGCTGACCCCGATCTCGGTCAAATCGCATCTATGTTCGGTCTCGGAATGTCTGGCGGTGCCGACTATGGTTCGGAAGAGGAAGGCGTCAGCGAACCTCTCGCTATGGCGTTTCTCGGCGGTCGTCACCCCAGCAAGGTCAGCAAGGCAGAGAAGAAGATGTTGTTCCTTAAGGCACTTGCCGACGCTAAACTGCATCAGGAACTCGCTAAACAAATGCGGGGTCGTGGAGCATCTGGCGGGGCGTTGATGCGTGGTCTCGGGTTATCTGGAGGCGACTTCTGGAGCGACTTCGGCGACGGTTTCGTTAAGGGATTCACAGGCACGGCACAACTCGCCAGCAAACTTCTCCCTTTTCTTGGTGCTGGGGAAAGTGGGGGTGGATTGTCTGGAGGCGGTATTAACGACTACGACAACTCCAGCACTGCGGGACAGTTCTCCTACGGACAGATGGGGAACACCGCAGGCAAGGCGAACGGCGGTGTCGGCGGGTCTCGCCCGATGCAGGCGTTCGGCAGACCTAAAGTCAGGGACCCTCCTCACCATCTTCTTCTTAAACCCCAGATGAAGGGTTGTTCTCTCTCTGGGTTTGGTCAGGATACTGACCGACCTGTCGGCGGTGCTAAACGCTCCGCTCCCGCTGGCGGTTGGATCGCACATGTGAAAGCATATGCCAAGCAACACGGGTGCTCATATAAGGAGGCACTATCCCGTGCGGGTGCTACTTATCATAAACAAAAATAGGGAGTCTGCTTCGGGACCCGACGATAGTTTAGCGATATTATGAATTATTTTTATCTCTGTATAATTCATAATCTACGATTTAATGCCAACGAAACAGAAGGATCGCCTTAAAAAACTTCTCGGTTTGACTGCGAAGAAAGTCCCCGATATGGTTAGAGAGCGGGAGATGAACGATGTCCGCAACTACAACCGCAACCAGCAGGCGAAAGTGTTTGAGAACGAGAAGCGACAGGTTGCCATGTACGGCGACACCCAAGCACCGCCTTCCGCTAAAGATGTCGGATCAACATTTAAACTTCAGGTGTATGTCCTTAAATTAAACCAACTGCTTCAAATCAAACAGGAGGCGTCGCAACAAATAGAACTCGTCGTGGGTTCAGTGCAGACGCTGGAGCAGATGAGACAATCCCAGATCGCACAATTCATTAATGCCCTTTTCGGCAAGTCGGAACTGCTCTCCACCTTTAATGAAATGATGGCGTTTATCAAATTGTATATGCCCGATATATTTTCAAACGACCGTGTCCGAGAGGTTGCCTATTCGTCCTACCTAACACCTCTAGCACAAAATCTAACCAAAACTGCTAGTGGATTTCCCGAGTTTATGGGTTCGCTTCCAGCACAGCGTCCAGGCAATCGGGCGGATAATGCCACTCACCAGGTGTTTGAGACCCAGAGTATTCAGACATACTCTCTACTGATGGTGATGGCGGAGTTTCTAAACATACAGGAGTTGCGTCCTATTAAGGGAGTAGATGTTGAGTCCTATGCCAAAAAGAATGATGTTGAGGATATCATCGCACGGGGTGCACCAGTTCAACCTCTCGCCCCTCCTCCTAATGTCCCCATAGTGCCCCCACAGCAACCTGGTGGGCAACCTGGCGGGCAACCTGGTGGGCAACCTGGCGGGCAACCTGGCGGGCAACCGCAACCCGCACCACCCGCACCTGTACAGCAAGGAGATCCCGTTATGGATATTCTTCGTTTATACAATCAGGAACAGCAAGCAAATAACATCGCCGAAGCAGAAG